AGGATCTAACATTCTATGCCAACCCATACCATCATAGGCTAAAATACTTTCTGTGGCAGAGTCATCGGCCTGGTCTGTTCTCGCTGTGCAATACATATATGCACCACGCGATATAAAGTTATCATATTCTCCATACTGTATAAAAGGGAATGTGTCATCAATACGTTGAGGAGTTACATCTACTATAGTAGAGCCGGTCCATCTATAGATACGGTGTCTGATAGGAAAATACAAAGCTCCCTGGAATACTACCATTGACCTAAAATTATCAGCATGAGTTTCAGCACTAAAGTTTAGCACCTGCCTCGCCGTAAATTCTCCATCTTGATTGACTACCCACAATCCATCAGCACGGGCTACATATAACGCATTAGAAAATGAGATCATATTTCTTATAGCAAGACCGCCCGGACCCACTACTATTACATTAGTATCACTTTTACCATCCCCCTCTAAGTCAGATAGATCAAGCTCTTCACCATAATGTACAAAGCTATTTCCATCTTCAGCGAACCACATATAGCCACCATGTGTAGTAGCAATTTTCATATCCGTAGGTGGATTACTGTCTATACCAGCATTCTCCCAGGACCCACCGGTGGCTTTTCTCTGCACACGAGCCCCATCCTTGAGATTAAAGATATGTCCACTACCTACTACCAGAGAATTAGATGCACCTGAAGCATCTTCACTCCACGAGCCACTGCTGTATTTTCTTACTGCTGCTCCCCAGGTGTAGAAATCACTACCGAATGTTACGCCACCATTCTTAATCGCATTATCAGTTTCGGAAGATACCCCTTTTGTAGAGCGCATGATAAGACCTGGATGCCTAGTATCTATTTCGCCCTCAGTTCTTTGGTATCCTGCCGCATCAGTATAGCGATAGAACCCAAACCCATGCCTAAAATCCTCCTGGGTTAGAGTCTGATATAGTCCTAGCTCTGAATATGAAATTGATGCGCCTGTTGCTGTGGAAGCACGAGGACTGAAGTCTACAATATCCCTGCGCTGATAAGATGTTACATCTATTCTATAAGGCTTGCTGTTTATTAAGACATCACCTTCAATACCAACTGTTGCCATAATTACCCGCTACTCGAAAAAGGATAATCCGAAGGTAGCTGATCCCCCACCGTATCTTTCTCCATCCAGAGAGTACCTTTTGGCATGCGCCACTTATTCTGCAATTTGTACGCCTCTGCCCGAGACTCCCAGAATTGATGTAAGTATCGGTGCCTATCCTGGTCAGACCTACTATCAGCAACTTTCATTCCGTGCAATAGGGCCATAGCTTTTGCTATTACAAATCCAGAAGGTATTATAGTTGTGCCAGATTCGGCACTAAGAGCGGCTGGCTTTGCAATGTACTGAATACGAAAAGCCATACCTTGAAACCGGGTATAGCGTGATGTTAAGTACATCTTAGTGGGCCAATACGCCTGGTCAAAACGTAAAGAGGGGATTCTACGCCATGTATATTGTTCGGTTGGTGTATCTTTGATAACGTATTTACTATCTGTAGATGGTGATGTAGTACCAGTACCGGACCATGCCGCTACTGTAAGTGTAGTTCCTGCAGTAGTATCTGTAATAGTGGCGAACTGCCCTTTGCCTGTTCCATCATAAATAGCCACCGTCATATTGTTGAAGGCATCATTGGTCCAAGATTGAGTACTATCTACTAGTGTAATAGAGGAGCCACTACTAGCTGTGCCTCTTGATTTATCACTTACTTCTTCTATCCACACCTTGGTTACATAATAAGGTGCTATACCTGTGGGTAAATCGTAGGCCATTGTGTCTTCTAAATGCACTACTGTTTCATCCATCACTGTATCAAAGAACTCTGGGAAACCATCGTCAATAGCATCATTGATGGCATCATGTATCTGTAACGCATTCCAGGGTGAATGGATCTCGTATTCGTCTGTATTTGCAATAGCGGCACTGAACGGCTCTACCACAGCAATACTTCTAGTATCGCTGGTAAAATCTGATATCAAACGCACCTCACCGTCATTGTCAGTCCCGGACGTATCATTGACGATATATAACCAGGCCCCATTCCAAAAGTCATCTGCCTGTCTTAATCTGTTGGTGTCTATAAGCTCGTTGGTACCACCATCGGTTGCTGTTGAGGATGCACCTATACGTAAAGCAAAATCCATATTGGTACGACGTGCTATCTCTTGTCTTAGTGCAGCTCGTGTACTGGTAGGTTCTGCCATACTATACTCTAGATGCTACTGGCATAATTTCGCTTTTGATACCATACTTCTGATCAATAGCTTGCATGCCACGCGATATTGCTGTGTCCTGTTTAATATTGTCTGCATCCAGTAATTTCTTCTTCTCGGCAAGCACAGCCCTGTCAAGGTCCTGTGATTCCAGGTAATCTACCACTGGACGGGGTACTTCTACTTCAACATTAGGCGGCATTATGTATTGCATACCATTTAAACTTACCACCTCTGCCTCCATTACTAAACCTTGCGGGGTGGTAATAGGCCTACCAGGTCGAGTGATCTTTACTTTAGGAGCATTCTTCATAAAAGCTTTCTTTTGCATATCGTCTACATTTCTATTAGCACGTATCGATTGTGTCATCTGCTGTACCTGTTGCATTGTTTCAGCCTGTGATTGTGCTCTTACATCTGCTGACACATTCTCAGAACGGTCACGCCACATGTTCTCGTACTTAGCACGATTGTCTTCAAAAGTTTTAGCGAATGTCTCCATCTCTGCAGTACGTTCTTTTAGTTTAGACATCTCATCTGACATACGTTGCGCATTCTTATCGACCTTCGACACCTTTTCGATTAAAGAATCTTGTCCACGCAACAGTCTTTGTAACTGTAATGCTATCTCTAAAGCCTCGCTATCGCCCATCTCTAGGAAACTATCATCCTTGAGAGCTTTGACTGCAACATGTTCCTGTGAAATTATTGTCATTGTGTATCCCTCCTTGCGAGGGCATCAACATCTCAGATGATGCCCCGAAGGTTATTCTATTGTTTGTTGAGTAACTTAGTTACCAACGACAACGATCTGTACTATCAAAGGTCCTGTACTTGCGGTACCCGGAACCTCATCAACATCGAGGTCGAACTGTGCGCCTTCAGAGAACAGTGCTGTTCCATCACTGTTGAAGTCGCTACGACCAATAACAGCACTTGAACCATCAGAAGCAGAATACAATATCTGAAGAGTATCTGCTGCCCACAAGTTGTTAGAACCGTTAGCAATCATTACTTCGGTTGCACCAGAACTTCCACCAGTAGCGGTGAGAGTCATCTGTACGCTTTCGATGTAACCATCAAACGGCATTCTACAACTTTGCCAAGTGTCGCCAGTTGCCAGTGCTTGTGCTGCCTGAGTGCCAATGGCAATCATAGATAGAGTTGCCCATTTTCCAGAATGATTATAGCTCATGATTTATTCCCCTATGCATCCGTAAATTCATTAGCATGTTCAAGGCTGATAATCCAGCTTGCGTTTAGCATAGCTGTATCATGAGCCGCTTTCCATGCTACTGTTCCACGTTGGTTTAGTGGATCTTCTGCACCACCAGAACCTAAAGGTTTCACGATCAAATCAACTGGAGCAAGTGAGCGACCCTTGCCAGTATTTACGGCAAAGGGATCGTTTCCGGCCCCATCCACATCACGTGGATCTATGTTACCAACACCAACCACACCATATGCCTCACGTCCGATGAACAAGGCAATGTAAACATCTGCACTACCGGTACCACCATCTGCATACTCACGGGCATTACCAGAAATGTAGATGTCTACATTCAAGAATGTGCCCATAAAGCCTGTGCGCATTGGGTTACTGTCGTTGTCACGTGGTGAAGCGTGAAGGAACGTATTAACGAACCTGTCTGTATTCATAAGTGTCGCATAACTATGCGGATGCAATATGCAAGCATATCGCGCACCATCAACAGGAAGTGCACTGTTTGCCATCAGGACCGCAACGGCCTTGAGGAAATCAATGTACGAGATCTTGTCATTGGTGGAGTCAATATTTGTCCGGGCAGTAGCCGCACCAGCGAAACGCGTGGTAGGCGAAGAGCCCAGTAGGTCTTCACGAATAAGTGTGTCAATTGCCAATCCTGCATGTTCGCCTAGAACATTAGAGAACTCGGAGACAATCGGATCATACGATGTCATCTCAAGTTCATCTGTGTGCTGTAGGTACGAACCATAGAACGCAGGTGTTGCAGTAACAGTTGAAACAGAAGTGCTCTCGCTTTCAGGAGTCACGCCTTCACTAAGAGCGGAAGGTCCGCCTGCAGCTACAGTAATAGCACCGAATTTACGCCATTCGAGGCTACCGTAACCGGAAGCATTGGCCTTCTCGCCGAAGCGGCCATGAATCAAGCGGGGCACTGCCCGCATCAACAGTCGTCGCAAATATTGGGTTTTGACAGAATCACTCAGAGTACTTTGAGTCTGAGTTGCCATAGTTTATATCTCCCAAAAATTTATTTATCGTGGCATTTGATCGGACGATATTTGTCCTCTCTCTGCCTTCTTATAGATGGCATCCCATTCCTCGTAAGGAATGTCGTTCCATCTTTTTTGTCCGGGACTTGCTCCCTGTGGTACCGCAGTGGTAACTTGGGGAGGTTGTACCCGATTGTTTTGTGGCTGTTCTGGCTGTGCCACAGCTTCTTGCTGTGGTGCCTGCCGTGCAGCCTTCAATTGGGTATTTGTCCATCTTAGTGCAGAGTGTTGCATATTCTCTATTGAAGAACTATCTAACACGTTAGACGGAACACCCATTTGACCATAATAGGCACGCCATTGTTGCATTGCGTCTGAATATTCTGCCCTATACTGGGCATCTTGTACCTGTGTTTGAGCTTCTTCCGCTCTCTGACGGTACACATCCCGTTCATACGCAACCTTCTCAGTTTCAGACATGTCCGACATTTGCATATTTTCTACAGTGCGCGATAGCTCTTCTCGCTCTGTACCCCACTGCTGTTCCCGTTCTCGTAAAGCACGGTCCGAGGCAGAGAGTTGAGTCCTAGCTCTATCAAGCTGGGTTTGCATCTGGCGAACCTGAGTCTGTAAACGTCCTGCATCAACGGCTTCTGACTGTGGCTCTCCAGTGCTACCGGGGCTTCTTTGCGCCGGTGTGGCTGTGGGAGATGCTCCCGCTTGCGCGGCAGGATCTGCCCCTTCTGATTGTGCTCCCTGTGGTATATACTTTACACCACTTGTGGCAGGACTTTCAGAAGTTTGTTGAGTCAATCCTTCAGGCATAATTGCCCTCCTATTCTGTTGTTAAAACTACTGTTCATACAGTGAACATTATACAGGAATTATTCATGTATAGCAAGCACTCACGACCTTTGTGGGGTAAATGTATCTTCCCTACCACCGGGTGTCACTGGCATTTCAGGGGATACAGTATCCGTGCTTGCACCCTCCCTGTTCCAAATCCAATCATCTTCTTCTTTAGTGATATCTCCCAATACTGAACGTGCCAAATCCCTGAGTTGCTTCAAGAACGTCTCATATGGAGAATAAGATGCTACTCTCTGGTGTAATTTCTTCAGGTATTCTTCTGTTGTATCACTGACTTTACCAGCCAACAACTCTTCTAATGCTAATTGTGATACTTCTAACGTAGGCCATTGCCCTGGAGTCTGAGGCCTTTCTAAACCTTGAATGATCTTGCTGATACTAACACCTT